TCCGCGCACAGATCTCGAAAAACATCAATATGTACCACCTGTTCGCCATGCGAAGGGAGTGGGGCAAACTCGCGATTGCAATGTTCGCCACGACGTTCCTGATTGCGCTTGTCCGGGACTTCCGCGACACCGTCGCCCGACGCAAGAAAGTCAGGGACCCCTGGCACATCCGTATCGCGCGTGGCACGTTCAGCGCCCTGTTGGGCCAGCCGATATTCGGCGGCTTCCTTGTTCTGTTCTCCGACATCATGCTGGGCTTCCGTGGATACGAACCGTCCAACGTGGCGACCGGGATGGTCATGGATATGGCGAACGCATCCCGGCGACTGCGGGCAGCGTGGATAAAGAACGGGTTTCAGTCGGAGGAAACGCAGCGAGCTATGGTCGAGTGGGTCGTCGCGGCCTCTACCTTCTCCGGGCTGCCGGTGCGTAGCCTATGGAAAGACCTGTCCCCCTGGTTCTGGCCCAAGCCGCCAGAAAGTACGAAGCGAAAGGGCTTCCCGTGATTGACACCATCATCATCACCGTGCCGTACGTCGGCAGCGGCGCGACCAATGAAAACTTCGTGATCACGATCCCGTTCTGGGACCCGTCCGACATCATCGTCCTTGAGGACGGCGTGAAGCAGGTGCAGGACGTCGACTACTCGGTGTCCGGCGGCCAAGGCAAGACGGGAACGGTCACGTGGATCGGCACAACGACCGGCGCGATCGACATCGTCCGCAACATCCCGCTGACGCAGCTTCTCCAATACTTCACCGAGGGGCGGTTCCCGGCCGAGAGCCACGAGGAGGCGCTGGACAGGGCGATCATGGCGCTGCAGCAGTGCCTCTCCCGATCCCTCATTGACGGGCTGTCGTTCACGGCGCAGAGTCGCCAGGTCAAGGATGTTCTGGCCGGGACGGACGGGAGCGACGCGGTAAATCTGGATCAGCTTCAGGCGCAGACGTTTCTTGATTCCGGCGTCACCATTCCGACGCCCATCGATCCCGGCCAGGACGGCAGTCACCTTGAGGCGCTGGGGGGAACCTACATACTCGCCCTGCACAGCGAGGTCCCGGTTCCGGGCGCGGGCGACGAGGCGAGAGTCCTGACCGTTGCAGACGCCGTGGGTAATTTCGGCTGGGAGGACCCGCAGGGCGTTGTCAACAACTTCATCATCAACGGCGGTATGCGGATCGCACAGCGCGGCGACACCATCAGCATTGGCACGTTTCCGGTGAACGACGACGACACCTACACACTGGACCGCTGGAACCTGATCTCGGACGGCAACAACCGTGCCGACATAATCAAGGACGTCGCCGACTTGCCAGCGGGGGCTTCGGCGGCGATGAACCTTCAGAAAAAGACGGGGTCCTCCGCACTTCACGCCGGGATAATCCAGATTCTCGACAACGCCGACACGCGGACCATCCTGGCGGACGGAACGGCGTCGGTCGTGTCGATCAGTTTCAAGGCGAAACGCAGCGGCTCGTCCACACAACTCGCTATGCAGTTGATCGGCTGGACGGGCACGGCGGACGCCGTCGTGTCCGATCCGATCCTGGCTTGGGGTGCGGGCGCGCCAATCGGGCCACCGCCGACGCTCAAACCAAGCTGGGACAGCGGCGGGCCGGACATGGACGGCTGGTTCATCCCGCAAGCGGACGGCCTCATATTCACTCAGACGGGGTGGACCCAACACACCATTCCGAACATCGCGATCGACGAAGCGGGCATCAACAACCTCGCGCTTCTCTTTCACATTACCGGCGGCGAAACCTCCCGCCTGTTCATTACCGACATCCAGTTGAACATCGGGGCGCGTGCGCGGGTGTTCCAGCAACGGACTACACAGCAAGAACTCGCACTCTGTCGGCGTTACTTCCAGAATTACGACCCCGGCACGGTGGGAGATTATTTCTGCCAAGGCTTTGTCGAAACGGCGACCACGACCAGCCACTTCGGTATGCCACTGACCCAGCAAATGCGGGTCGCTCCGACGTTCGCCATCAGGGACGCCGCTTCCTTCCAGCAACATGACGTGTCGGGCGCGGTTGTCCTGAGCGACCTGACACTTGTCGAGTCGTCGCCTGAGTCCATATCGATGCAGGGAACACACGCGGCCGGGACTGCTGGCGACGTCAGCATCCTCGAAGTATTACTAAGCGACGCTGAAATAAGGCTCGACGCCGAACTATGACGGACATACCCGCGCACATCCAGCAGCTTGTCACGCGCGCCAAAGAGAGCGAGCGCAAATACGCGCTGCACACGCAGTACCGTGGCACGGACGCCATGGGCTGCGTGGGCGGGCCGTACCCGTGGCAACAGAGGTTTCATGACGCGGGCGGTCACAAGAGTCACCGTGCGATCATCGCGGGCAACCGGACCGGCAAGACGCGGACCATCGGCGCCGAAATCGCGATGCACCTGACCGGGTGGTATCCGGACTGGTGGACTGGCCGTCGGCACACCGATCCGATCATCGCGTGCGTCAGCGGCATCACCAACGAAGAAACCCGCAACGTCGCGCAGTACCAGCTTCTCGGAGACATCCAGGATGAGAATGGTCGGCGCAGGCCCGACGGAACCGGATGGATCCCGTGGGCGCACATCGGCGAGTGCCATTACCGGCAGTGCGGCGTGACCAATGTCGTCGACACGTGCCGCATCAGACACGTGTCCGGGCTCTGGTCGAAACTCATGTTCAAGAGCTATGAGCAGGGCCCGCTGAAGTTCCAGGGGTTCGAGGCCAACTATATGTGGTTCGACGAGGAACCGGAGGACGACAAGATTTTCTCCGAGGCCATGACGCGTCTCATCGACCGGCGCGGCTCGTTCCTGCTGAGCCGTACCCCGCTGTTCGGACACTCGACGATCATCCGGTACTTCGTCGACGGCACGTCGGCGGGAACATGGTGGACGACGGCGACATGGGACGACGCGCCGCACCTCGACGAAACAGCCAAGAAGGAATTGCTGGACGCGTATCCACCGCATGAGCGGGATGCCCGTACCAAGGGCGTTCCCATGATGGGCGCAGGTGCCGTGTACCCGATCTCCGACGACGAGTTGTTGATCGAGCCGGTTCCGATCCCCCGCCACTGGAGACGTATCTGCGGGATCGACTTCGGGATGGGACACCCGGCCGCAGCGGCATGGCTGGCGCTGGATTCGGAAACCGACATCCTGTACCTCTACGACTGCTACAAGAAAGCCGACGAGGTTCCGCTTTTCCACGCGGCCACCATCAAGAGCCGTGGCCCGTGGATCCCGGTCGCCTGGCCGCAGGACGGGCTCCAGCGCGACAAGGGCGGCAGCGGGATTGCCCTGGCCGAGCAATACAAGTCTCACGGCGTCAATACCCTCGACGATTATGCCCATTGGGACGTCGATACGATGGCGAGCGAGTCCATTCAGCGACCGACGTCGCGGGCGGCCGGGTCGAACCTGCTTCTGGAGCGGATGCACACCGGTCGGTTCAAGGTGTTCAACTCTGCGGCCGGTCAGGAGTTCCTGAAAGAGAAGCGGATGCTTCACCGGTCAGCGAAGCCGCCTTTCGAGATCGTTCCGGAGTTCGACGATATCGAGTCAGCCGTTCGATACGGTCTGATGATGCTGCGTTTCGCCTTGACGGAGGTCGAGGCACGCCAGCCCATTCAGTCGCAACAGCAGGACGACTACAATCCGCTGGAGCGTTTCTCGGTAGGATCTGCCCAGCAACCCGATTGGGATATCAGTTTTTGAGAGGATGATCCCATGGCGTCACTGTTCGGAAAAACCAAGACTCCGGCCCTTCCCGATCTCTCGGCCGAAAAGTCGGAGGCGTCGGAGCGTGAGCGTCTGCGTCGCGCCCAGCAGTCCGGCCGCACCGCCACTGTCACGGGTGGTACGATCGGCAGTCCCCTCGCGCAGAAAAGAGCGCTCGGAGCATGACTATCACAGCACAAGAACCGGGAAGGGCGAAGCTGCTCCAACTTCGGACCACCTGCGACGATCTCGGCGTCGCGTGGCATCATCGCTGCAAGGCGTCAACACTGATGGATCGGATCGCCTCGTACCGGGATGCACAGCGGGAGCGTGGACCGGAGCATGACGTTATGTACGCGATGCCCGGCGAGTACCGGGCGGCCCTTCGCGTCTGCTGCCGCGACGTGCCCAACGCTGGCCGGAAGGTCAAGAAATACATCAGGGAGTTGATGGAACGTGTCGTTAACGCCGAGTCAACTTCTTCAACGCTTTGAGCAGGCCGAGAGCGACCGGCTAACGACCGATTCCCACTGGGAGGAGGTCGCGCGGCTTGCGCTGAGCAACCGTGCTTTCACGACCCGGTGGTCGGCCGGTGCCAAGCGCGATCAGGAAATCTTCGACGCCACCGCCCCGAACGCACTGGACGACTTCAGCGGGGCCATGCACGGCCTGAACTCGAACCCGGCGATCCGCTGGATGGACATGATCAGCGACGATTTCGACATGGAATCGCTGGACACGGAAACCCGCCAGTGGCTTTACGACACCACCAGCCGCATTCTGCTGTATTTCGCCAGCCCCAGATCCGGCTTCAGCACCTCCAGCCACGAGACGTATCTGGACCTCGGCGCCTTCGGGACAGGTGTCAGCACGGCGATCGTGACAAAGGGGTGGCTCCGTTTCGACGCGCAACTGCTGTCATCGTGCTATCTGGTCGAAAACGAGCAGTCCGAGATCGTCGAGGTGTATCGCAAGATGTGCCTGACCCCCCGGCAGGCCATCGCGACGTTCGGCCCGGACGTGTGGGACCGCAACGTGCGGGAACGCGCCAGCGAGTCCGGGCAGGGGCAGGAGGACAAGATCGACGTCATCCATGCCGTGTATAAGGTCGACGACGCCGACCCGATGGACGTGAGTTTCCGGGGTATGCCGTGGCAGAGCCGGTACATCTGGCGGGACGAGAAGAAGTTTGTCCGTCAGGGCGGGTTCCGGGAGAGCCCGTACCTGACCCCGCGATGGACCAAGGCCAGCGGAGAAACCTACGGCCGGGGCCCGGCAATGCGGGTTCTCCCGGCCATCAAGGTCGCCAACGCCCTCGCCCGCATGAACCTCATCGCCGGGGAGCAGATCACCAGGCCGCCCATCGGGGTCCCGGTGGGATCGATGGCGGGTCCGATCACGACGCAGCCGGGATCGATCTGGTATCTCCGGACGGGCGGGAAGAATCGCCCGGAGCCGATCAACCTCGGAACGCGGCCGGACATCGGGATGGAGATGCTTCGGGACGCGCGGCTTCAGATCAAGGCCGCATTCATGCTCGACAAGCTGGAACTGCCCACTGCCGACGACCGGCACGGGCAGCCCCGCATGACCGCCGCAGAGGTCAACCAGAGGCGTATGCAGAGCCTCATCTTCGCCAGCCCGGCCACGACGCGGATCCAGGTCGAGTACCTGACCGAAGCCGTGAGCCGCGTGTTCATGTGGATGTTCCGGACCAATCGTCTCTTGCCTCCCCCTGAACGGCTCATCGGCCGGGGGTTGAGGCCGCTTTACACGAGCCCGTTGGCCCAGAGCCAGCGAGCCAGCGAGATCACCAACGTCATCAGCGCCCTGACCACGGCCCAGTTGTTCATTCAGGCCGATCCGAGGCTGATGCAGAACGTCCTGAACCCGGAGGAGGCCCTTCGCGGTATCTGGTCGCTCTCCAACGCCCCGCCCAAGATGCTCCGGAGCCGCGCCGACTCTGCCGCCCGTCAGGAGCAGGATCAGCAGGCCGAGGAACTTCAGGCCGCCGGTCAGATCGCCGAATCATTCGCCTCGGCCGGAGCGAATGCCAGCAAGGTATTGGCGGCCGGACAGGTGAAGCCGCCAGGTGTCTGATCAACCTTCACCGGCGGCCCAGTCCGCAGCGGATTACCGCGAGACATTTGTCCACGCGAAGTCGGGCCAGCGTGTGCTGCGCGACCTGATGGGCAGGTTCTCGGTGATTTCGGGGATGCAGTCGACCGATGCGCACGGGTTGGCGATCCTGGAGGGCCAGCGCCAAGTGGTGCTGCACATTATTCACCACGCGCTCGAACCAACGTCCCGCGACAAGATCGCCGACTGGGCGCAGGCCCAACTGGATCAACTCGGATACGATTACATGCCGGGCAGGCCGTTGCGCAAGGGCGAACGGTCGAGCCTTGAGCAATTCGGTCTGGAATCAGCCCCCGACGGAGAATAAACCATGGTCCTCGCAGAACCAGTAAGAGGTCAGACCGGGCTCAAAAAGGCCCTGAAGATGAAGCCGGTCCAGGTCACGAACAAATGGGTCGCAGCCCTCACGCCCGGCGGCATTGACGGTCAGGATAACTCCGGGACCATCAACGATCCCGATCTCCATATCACCAACAACACGACCCGGATCGTCAAGATCGATCAGTCCGGGACGACGCTCCGGGCCCGCCTGAAGTACGACGACGGGGACACCCCAAGCGTGGACCCCCAGATCGTCATCTTCGGCAAGACCGGCGACGACACCGACGGCGGGTCGGCGTGGGAGCGGCTTTACAACAAGGCCGGGACCACCACCGTCGTCATCGCCACGGCCGTCACCACCGACGTCACCGACGGGGCGGACAAATACACCGAGGTCGACGCGTCGGTCCACGCATGGGACCTCAACGGCTGTGACGAGATTCTGGTCGGGGTCATCGTGGCCTACGACGCGACCCTCCCGGCACTGGCGGAACTGCAAGTCAAGATCATCTGATGGCGAAACAACGGCGCCCCGGTGTCGTCGAGGCCCTTGAGTTCGCGACCACCGAGGAACTGGCGATGGCCCTCCGTGACCGCGTGGATTGCTACGTCCTGGCGATCCTGGAGCCGGTCCGGGGGGACGCCGACAAGATGGACCACCTTGAGCAGCACCGGATTTGGTATTACGGCGGCCGGACCACCAGCATCGGGCTACTCGAAGTCACGCTGTTCGATCTGAAGCACGAGCATCTGATCGAGCCCAAACGGACCTGACGCCTGGACACCTGTCCCGCCGTAACCGCAAAGCTAACCATTGTTGTGCGCGTGGACACGTGTCTGGGCGCTTATGCAAGCATATGCGCTGTTATGCGCATGCTCAGAGAATCTCCTGCCCATCGAAACCGCGATTCTCGTCGGCGTTCCGTCTGATGGGGTGATTCCGAAACTTCACAGGGGCGCCGCCGCCGTCAGGCGGGGCAGCCGTGTATTCGATCGTCAGCCTCGGCCGCAGACTCCTGGCCCCGCTCGAACTGCTGTGGTACGACCCGCCCGCCGCCGAGATGTCGGTGGTGTTGATCAGCATGTCCAGGAACCCGGACCGGTCATCCAGGGCATCCTGGGTCAAGGGCGTGATCGTGAACTCCAGGTCCTCGTCGTTAAGGACCGTCCCCGTCTCGGCGTCAGTCAGGTCCACGTCTGACGCGGCACCCGCCCCGCCGGGCCACACGTTGCCGAACTCATAGCTGTTCCATGTGACCTCGGCCTCGACCCACGGCTGCGTGAGCCGGGCGCACCGGTAGTCGTGATCGCCAGTGGGACCGGAGATGTTCGATATCCGCAACGTGGCCGTGTCGATCGTGGACCCTGCCGGAACGACGCTGACATCGAACGAAATTACGATCGATTCCTTGTTGCTCGACCCCCCGTCAGCCAGAAGCAGCAGCGTGATCGGACTGGGGGTCGGCGTGTCAGGAGACGTCTCCGAGATCGATGTGTCCAGAGCGGCCGATTCGTCAGGCTGGATGACGATCGTGGGCATGGGCTAGCGCTTCTTGGGGGCCTTCTTCTTGGCCTTCTTGACGCGAGCCTTCCGAATCACCTTCTTCTGCTTCGGCGTGTGCCCGTGTAGTGCCATGGGCGCATCTTATCAGTCTGCCGGGTCCTCGAACAACTCTCGGATCATCATGGCAGCGGCCCGGAGGTCGTCCTGCAAAAGGGCGTCGGTGCCGGTGGCCTGAACGTCGAGGTCAGCCTTGATAATCCGGCCCACGCCGCTGTTGATCCTGCGATTCTGCGTCGCCGCCTTCGTGGCACTGTCACAGGCCCCCTCCAGCATCCACCCTTCGGTGGTGTTGCGGATCGACACGGTGTTCAACGGCTGGAGCAACTGGTGGAACAGGGCGCAGTAGCCCGCCCACGCCTTCGTCGAATCACTCCACGGGAGAGCCCACCGGTTTTCGGTCGCGTGTTCCCATATCTGCTTCGTGGTGATCGGACCCATGCGGGCGATCAACCCGACGCACTGCTGCAATACGCTCTCGCGCAATGCGGCCTTCGTGATGGTCGTAACCGTCTCGGTCATGTGCTTGGTCATCATCAGACCTTCCTGGCCTTGTTGCGGGCCTGTGCCTTTTCGTAACCGATCTCGAAACGCTCGGCCTGCTTCTCGAACTGCGCGGCGAAGCGGTACAACTGCTTGTGAACCGTGGAATCCCCCATCTGGTCCTGTTTCGTGGACTGGAGAAACGTGATGAACTCGCCGGTCCGGCCCATCCACGTCGTCCAGCGGGTCAACCAGGACCGGAGCGTCATCTTGCCGCTGGACACAAGGGCAGCAGGCTTGACGCGATCCTTCTCGACATCCCACCCGTCGTTGTCCCGGAGCCATTCGCCGACCTTCTCGCCACGGGCGATCCGCTTGGCGACGTCCAGGGTTGCGCCCTCGGCAACGTAGTGCTGGACGTACTCGTCCTCCTCGTCAGGCATCTTGACGCCCGACGCGGCGATGGCGTTGGCAAGGTTGTCGCTGCTGATAGACAGGGGGTCCCCAGGGGACCCGTCGCCGCCAAGTCCTACGGCAATAGCGTACTTGTCGACCCATCGCCTGATCGTTGCGTGTCCGGGCGCGTTGCCGCTGGCGTAATCACCCAAGGCCCGGCCGATCTCATTCATGTCGTGGCCCTTGTTGATTCCCTCGACCACGACGTACTCGCTGAGTTGGTAATCCTTCGCATTGACGATCTCGTCAAAGCCCTCTGCGAACTGTCTAGCCCAAGTCTTGCTGTAGCTCACGTGATTGCTCCTGGTGTCAGAACCGCCGCCGCTCCGGCTGTGACGTCCCGGAGGAGTACCAGAGCGGCGACGATGTGTAGTTGTTCAAGACGGGACGTCACGATCAGACTGTAGCAGACTGCGGTAGAACGTCAAGGATTGAGTCCCGGAAAATGGGCCTGGAATATGGACAGGGCACCCCACCCCACCCCGCGAGTTCGCCGTTGGGGTCCCCCCCCGCGCCCACCGGCCCCCAGCGGACACTTGTCCAGCCGCGATCGGCCGACGTCGGTCACCGGGTCGGGTCGGCGACGTCTCCGGACACGTGTCCAGACCCTAACATCGGTGGGTTCAAGGTGCTTTAAGCGCAATCGCTACGGGCGCTAGCGCCAAGGCCTATGCCATTACCTAACAACCGGGTCGCCAGTCGGGTCGGCAGTCGGGTCGACGTCGGCCGTATCGGTGGACACGTCTCCAGCCGGTTAGACAGGCCTATCGGCATCCGGGTCGACATCTGGGTCGGCGCTGGACACGTCTCCAGAGACGGACGCAGGATCGCCGTCTGCCGCGTCCGGATCAGGATCCCCGGTAGACACGTCTCCAGCGGACAAGGCCCGTAGAGTCGGCGTCTGTCCGTCCACGGTCGCTGTCTTGGACACGTGTCCAGCGGACAGCGATACCGCCAGCGACAACCGCATGTCATCCGGGAGATCGGCCAGCGCGGACAGAAGATCCGCCCACGCTTCAGCCGGAGGCGCCATGGACTGGGTCAAGACGTCGATACGCTGAGTCGGCTTCCCATCGGTCCGGTCAAGGATCCGCTCGGTCGAGTCGGCGCCGAGTCGGCGACCCGCCCGCCCGATCGATTGCAGATGGCACGTGAGACAGTCGGCAGCCGCCATACGCTTGCTAGGCGTCGCAGTCGGGTCCTCGGCAATGTCCCGCAATCGGTCTGCCGGATATTTGGCTTTCCCGTTATCGTCCTCGGCGTCAAACAGGTTCAGCCACTGCTTGTAATTCACGCCCGCAGTAGCGACGCCGGTAGCTCGACGCGGATCAAAGCCCGATATGAACGGTCGGCCGGTTGCGCCCATGCCGGAAGTGTACGGCGCAAACAAAGACCCGGACACGCGTCAACGCATCCGGGTCAGTCTGCCGCAATGTCTCGCAGTCGGAGCCTAGCCGTTGTCCCGCCATGGCATCGGTCCGTCTGAGTCGGCCGGAACTGTCGCGGACTGCGCTACCCACTGATCCCAACACCCTTGACACAACTCGGCGCCGCTGTCCGGTAGCGGTCTGCCGCACCTGCAGTCGGCGGCCGGAGGATCGCCGTCAACGGACTCAGGCAGACCGGAGTGTACCGCGTCGAGTGTCCGATCCATATCCGCCAGGACCCGGTAGACGTCGTCGAGTCGACCGTCTATAGCCGCCAACGTCGAGTCGATAGAGCGTACGGTCTGCTCCAGCGCGTCGAGTCTCCAGTCGAGACAATGATCGAGCGCACCCGCGATGAGCTTGATAACGAATGAACGA